TTCTCAAGGATCTCTTTAATGAGATCTCGTTCAGCCTCGATGCGAGTAAATGAGTTTGAGATTTCTTGAAGACATCCCAGAACCTTTGCTTTATCAAGTGCCATGATTATTCCTCACCAAAGGTCGAATTTGCTGCTTCAATTGCGATGTAGTAGGTGATATTGATAGTCTTGTGCTTGAATCGAGCCATGCCCTTCTTTGCAATAGACACATCATAGGAACCATCAATCAATTTAAAGTTTTCTACCTTCATAACGATGCGGAACTTTGCACCTTCGCTGGTTCCAATCTCAATCTTAGATTGATCAGCAGAATCATCCTTAATGTCTGTCGCAATAAAGTTAATAACTGCGCCGTCACTCTCAAACACAAAGTTTGGTGAACCAGAGATTCCAGCCGATCGCTGCATCCAAGCGAGATCCTCTTGAGAAAGACTGAATGAACAGTCGGGATCACCAAAGGTGATTGACTTCTCAGGTGGTGTGACAATAATTTTCGGAGAACAATACTTGATATAGTCAGACTTCTTCTTGTTCTCAGTGCTGATATTGATCTTGTCATCATCAAAGCCAAGGTCAGCATCTTTGTAAAGAGAAATCTTTGCCAAGATCTTATTCAAATCATACAAAGCAAACTCTTTGGGAAAGTTTTCTTCAATCGTCGCTTCAACGAAAATAGTTTTAAGTGGAGAAATGGTCTTAAGAGTATTTCCTGCCTTAAACTGTAGACTTTGGTTTACAGTAGAGAAGTTCTTAAGAATTGCCACTGTGCCTTCAGAAAGTTTCATAATTTAAATCCTCAATTTGCTCAACACGATTATTATATAATGAATCGACTAATTTGTCAACCCTTGTCTTCAACTCATCTAAACTACAATTATTATCCATTACAATATCATAATGCGAACCAATCCAAGCCCACTCAGAGTAATGCACTTCTGGGTATGCATTTCGCATCACATCTAGATTAGAAAATAGATTACATTCCCGAGCCAAAGAAAACCACTCAGGGTCATCGCCGCGACGAACACGAACAACAGTGCCCCCAGACTCTTTAATAGCATTGATTTCATTTGGAAACCTCACATCAGCAATCACATAATTATTCCAAGGTGCTTGTTCACAGCGGCGCATTACAGTATGAACCCAGAGGTCAGGGTGGAAAACATCCCGCCCTGCCTCTGTGCCCATTAGCTGGAGTGCTAATCTTGGTGAAAATGATTTACCGAGTTTTTGAGACCACCAAGGATCATCTTGCTCACGCCATGCTCTTGACTCTGGCGTATTTCCCTCAAGCATCTCACGATTCCAACCAAAGATGATTGAGCATGCATCTTTAAGACTATTTGCATAACTCTCTTTGAAGAAATCGTGACGATCTACCAAGAGATCTGCGACTGTGCCTTTCCCTGCTCCAATGAAGCCTACGAGTCCAACAATCATAAACGATTATAGAGATCCGACGAAATTGGCAACGGCTGGCATATCACCAGTGAATGCATATGTTCCAATATGATGTGTCTTCATCCATGGGCAGAGCCAAATCTGACCACCGATCTTTCTCCACCATTGGCAGAACATATAGTCTTCAGAGAGATAACGGTCAGAACGACCATGATCAATGACTGTATCAAAGTATGCATGAATGTAACGAGTGCCGTCGAAGTTTGCCTGACCGACATGATCTGGGCGATAACGCAACTCTGGATATGCATCCTTGAAGCGAGCAAACACCTCACGCTTAATGCACATAAAGCCAGTGCCAATCTCAAGAACTTCAACTGGTTCAGCAACACTAAACTTCTCAGTGCCAGGAACTGGATTGAAAACGAAATCACCAGCCAATTTTTCCATTTCAGAAACAGCCAGATCAGGATGCTTCTTGATGGCTTCCTTAATTGCGCCCCACTTAATGGACTTCTTCGGATACGGACCACCGACTACATCCTTATCGAGCGCAAGAAGCGCAACCACATCTCGTGGATCAAAATGAATGTCAGCGTCGATGAACAGCATATGAGTGAAACCTTCTGCGCGAAGGAACTCATCTACAAGATAATTGCGAGCGCGAGTAATGAGCGATTCGTTAAAGATAAACGAGAAACGAACTTCAATGCCATACTGCGAACAAACAGATTGCAGATCTAGGCAAGACTTTACATACATGCCGTGAGCAGCACCGCCATACATTGGGGTTGCTACGAATAACTTGTATGATCGTAGTTTCTCAATAGGGACTTCTAATTGCATAATTATTCACTCCAGTTATAAAATTTCTTAATGTATTCAAGAATTTTAGTTTGATCATCGAGATTTTCGTTGACCATTGTCTCTATATAGTCCATGAGCGTCAGCGACCCCATGATATTCGAGATTTTTGTCGCACGAGAATTCTTAAACTTATCATCTTGATCATCCTTACGATCGACATGTCTTTGTTCTTTGGTATCATGTGATGCAGTTAGAACAAGAACCTTAAATGAATTCGGAAACCATTCTGAGAGTTTGTCCAGAAGTTTACCATTGAACAAACGATCGCCTTCGAAGATAACATTTGTCTTCGCACCTTCTTCATACCATAGTTCAGAAAAGAATTTCTCTGCGTCTGGTTGAACAGCCATAGACAAACGATCTGTTCCCTGAAACACATTACCATCGTTTGCATACTTACCAAGAATATACAGATTCAATTTCTTGGAATACATTGCGTCAAGTAACTTCTGCGGCTTTACAACTTGCCAATCATCAGCCATTGAAATCAATCGAAACATCAGAGTGGTCTTGCCAGTTGCTGGTTCACCACCCATTGCAATCACTTTTACCATAATGCTTCTAGTCCTTGTTGTACTGGGGTTTCGTCGTCAAACATCCACTCAAGACGATCTATTCTACCACTTCTTACATAAGAAGTAAACTTTTCTTTGTTGATGACTGCGTTGTGAATTGCAAGTCTTGCATCAAGAGTTTCATCTCTTGATTGCCACAATACATTCCACTCAATACCAGTCCAGCCATCTTTTTCTGCTTGCTGAATTTCTTCAGACTGACGATCCAAATAATATCCAAGATATCGCCCATGGTGTTCACGAAAGATTTTTTTGAATGAACAAAGGCAAGTCTCCATGGTGAAGAAATCTATCTGTAATTTGAGTTCAGGAAATCTTCCTCTTGTTTCTTCAAGAATGTCTTTCGCTTCACTTTCAAGGTCATTGCACTCTGATGAAGTAAGTTTTGAATCGTATTTGTCATCTTGCCCGAGGGCGAAATGCAAACCATTGCGATGTGAACGAGAGCCAGAATAATCGTCAAGCATGAGAGAAGTAGGTACGCACTTAATGTTAGCAGTATGAGTGAGATGCTGAAGATAAAACCAAGTGGAATAACGACCAAATTTGTAAAGAGAGTTTTTAAGATTATTCCAAAGGTTGTCGAAAGTTTGTTGTTCATTGTCGCCATAATAATTCTCCAAAACTTCTCGTTGTGTTCTATTGCCAATAAACTCTTGATAAGATTCGAACATGGCTGGCAAATGACCCTTGTTCCACTTTGTATCTGTTTGGTATCTCAGTCTTTTATAGTTGTGACTATTCCACCAGCGAATACGATCCACAGTGGCGAGTTCATAATCTGGGAACTCATTCTTGAGAACCCATGCAGTTGGTAGTTGATATGTGTTACCATACAACCACGCAAACCACAATCGCTCTTCGTCATTGTGTTCGTATCGCTGGTGGAGATAGTTGGTGCACCATACGGCTGGATCACAATCGCCATATTTCAGCGACCACGCATACCAGCGGATGAATTGTTCACGTCTTATTTTAGTGACGTTCACAGACAAACACAATTAAGCAGCACAGTGCATTTTATAAACAGTGTCTTTTTCTCCCTTTATGCAGGGCAACACATCAATCTCAACATTCAAATTGAGATGCTTGATTGTATCAGATGTGTCTTTAATCCACTGTTCTTTTTGCTCATGTGCATATTCTTCAGGAGTTCTGCAATGAAAAATGATCGCACCCTTATCCATGCCTTCATTCTTCATATGCCGCAAAATATAGCCAAGTGCCTTGGCATGTTCAGCTTGCTTAAATGTTGCAGTAACAACAGAATATCCACTTGATTCTTTTTGGCGTTTGACCACAATCAATTCACGATCAGAGTATGTTGAAATTTGCCCAACTCGAGTCGCTGCACGATTTTTTTCGTAGTTATTTACGACAGTTTTCCAAACTCCAATCGCGGCTGCAGTTGAGCCAAGAAGATCTGCGCCACCATATGTTTGGATAGCAATATCTTTGGCGCGCTCTCTTTCTTGATAATGCGAAAGATCCAAACCAATTCGATCGACTTCCTTTTCAAGATCACGAACGCAATCTTCTTTTGTGGTGGACTTTGATAAGACAAACCCCTGTGGGTTCATCTTCAGTCCAAAGAGATTGAAGTTAGAATCACGTTCTTCTTCTCCACCAAATGCGTCAACAGGGAGATAGATAACAGGAATCTGTTTCCATCCACGCGCTCGGCTCACTGCTTCACGAGTGTGGTGACCATTCAGCAAACGAGTAGAACCATCAGCAAGTCGTGTTGCGACAAGTGGCTTGATTTCTTGACGCGCCCTTTCAGGATGTTCTGTCATGCGGCGCACAATTTCATCAACTTGGTGTTGATCAAGGGAAACACCCTTGACTTGGTTTTCAGTAAAGTTTTTTGCTTCAGCAAT